ACCTCGGAAGGGTATATTATGAGTAAGGAAAAGAAATTAGTAGCAGGTGTAGGAATTCGTGAAGATGGAAAATGGAAAGTCTCAGACGAAAATAAGAAGCATACTTGGTACTACAAGTTATGGATTAATATAATTCACAGATGTTACAGTGAAGCGGTTCAAAAGAACAATCCTACGTATATTGGTTGTTCTGTATCCGATGAGTTTAAAAACTTCCAGCTTTTCGCAGAATGGGTTCACAAGCAGAAACTTACAGAAGGTATTAAGTACCATCTTGATAAGGATATTTTAGTAAAAGGAAATAAAGAGTATAGTTCAGAAAGGTGTAGATTCGTTCCTATGAGAATTAACCAAGTTCTAACTAAAGCTGATGCTATTCGTGGAGCTTATCCAGTAGGAGTTTGGTTGGATAAACGTCGAGGAACATTTCAATGTAATTTTTATGTTGATGGTAAGAAGCGCAGTATGCCTTCTTCTAAAACTCCAGAAGAAGCTTTTTATAAGTATAAACAAGCAAAGGAAAAAGAGATTAAGCGTCTTGCAGATATTTATAAAAATGATATTACTCCTGAAACTTATAAAGCTCTTTATGAATATGAAGTTGAAATTACAGATTAAGAGGAGAATATGCCAAGAGTAGCTAAAAAGAAAGAGAGTTCTAATGATGAGCAAAAAGAGAGATTAGTTTTTTCTCCATGTAGTATTAAACAACAATTAGTATTACAGGACTTCGAAACTGATCTTCTGGTGGTCGGAGGTGGCAACGGTGGCGGAAAATCACATATGGCACTAATTAAAGCATTAGAGTATGTGAAAGACCCTGCGGCAGTTGTAGTTATTGTTCGATTAAGTTACCCTTTGCTGAAGTCAGCAGGTGGATTAGTTTCTGAGTCAAAACATATATATACTCATTTTGGTGCTGTATGGAAGGAGCAGAAGCTTGAGTGGCACTTCAAAAACGGAGCAATCATAAAATTTTATGCTATGCCACAAGACTTGACAGAATTACAAGGTCAACAGTATAGCAATATAATTGTGGACGAGGCAGCAGAATTCACGTTAGCCGACATCTTAGCTCTTAGGGCGCGTTTACGTGCTGTTCGGTTCAAAGGGAAACTGAACATGATGTGTACTTGCAACCCTTCAAGACAGTCGTGGTTATTTGATTTTGTGTCTTTCTCTTTAGATGAGAATGGTGTTCCAAAAGCAGGAACTGAATATATAACTAGGTGGTTCGTGATATTAAGCGGTAAGATATATTGGGGAGAATCGAGAGAAGACCTCTTTGAGAAATATGGTGCAGGTTATGTGCTTGGTGATACATTCCGTCCTCTTAGCTTCCGCTATATTCCAATGACAATTTTCGACAATCCCGTTCTTCTGAAGAATAATCCCGCCTATTTAGCTGACTTGATGGCTCAGAGTCGTGTTAATCAACTTCGTTTTTTAAGGGGTAGTTGGACGGCAGTCACTGAAGGAGATTCGTATATCCGTAGAGAGTGGTTCAATTATGTAGACAAACCACCAACTAAGGTTACTGGCAGAATGCGCGGATGGGATACAGCAGCGTCTGTTCCAACAGAATCAAACCCTCACTGCGACTTTACAGCAGGGGTTTTAATGTCAAGAGATGAATTTGGTAATTACTACATTGAGAATGTCAACGTTTTTCAGAAACTTACCGATGGTGTTCTTAAAGAAATAGCTGAAACAGCGAAGCGCGATGGCTTAGATGTTCCTGTTTGCTTGGAAAGAGACACTGGAGCCGGAGGAAAAATCGCTAACTCTTACTTCACCAAGTATTTAGTCGAGCAAGGATGTATTGTAAAATCTACTCAAATGAGTGGCCATAGTAGTAAGATTAATAGGATTTTACCCTTTGCATCTATGGTGGAATCTGGGCATGTATTTATTGTCAGATACAATGACAGCAGAGATGATTGGATAGAAAATTATCTTGTCGAATTAGAGAATTTTAGAGGAGACAGAAAAGACCACGATGATATGGTCGATGCTACTGGTTGTGTGTTCAATCAACTCTGTAAACGTGTACAAATCCCATCATTCCACATTCCAACCTTGACTCAAGCATCACCAGTGCCAACAATTTAAACAATTTATCAGAATTTCTATTAAAATCTCAATAATACCTATTGACAACACTAGAAATTCTGATATTATTCGCAAAATAAAAATATAAGGAGTTGAAATGCCAGATAATAATGCATTGCAACCCGATTCAGATAGTATCATACCACGAATTAAACTAGGAGAGCAAGGCTTTATTGGATTAAAAACTTCCAATGGTCGAATTCTTGAAGAAGTTCAAAGAGCTTTTAGATATCCTAATTTTATTCAAACAATTAATGAAATGCGTAACAATCCAACAGTCGGAGCTGCGATGAATGTATATCGCGCCCTTATGACTAGGGTTAGTTGGAAGATTGAAATATCTCAAGACGCATCAGAAGTAGAAAAAGAAAGAGCAAGAATCCTAGCAACCATGATGGATGATATGGATGTCTCTTGGTCTCAATTCATTGATACAGTGATACCTTATCTTGAATACGGATTTGCAATTAATGAGATTGTACTACGTAGAAGATTAAAACGCAATGGTAGTAAATATAATGATGGTCTGGTTGGTATAAAAAATCTTCCTCCTCGCTCTCAAGAAACTATCGCAAAATGGAACTTCTCAGACGATGGTTCTACCTTATTGGGAGTATCACAAGATATTCGTCAAGTAGAAAAATCGTATCTATTTCAATCTAGAAAAAACGAAGAAGGTCTTGTAGATATCCCTCGTGAAAAGTTCTTACTATTTAATACAAATGCTACAAAAGGAAACCCTGAAGGTAATTCGATATTTAAGAACATTTATTTAGCTTATAAGCAATTAACTCTTCTACAAGATAATCAACTTACTGGTGTTGCTAAAGATGTTCAAGGAATTATGAAGATTGAAATTCCTCCTAAATATCTTTCTCCAGATGCCTCTCCTGAAGATAAAGCTGTGGCTTCTGCATTCCAGTTTATTATTGATAATTACAATGCTGGTAAGCAAAGAGGGTTATTGGTTCCTAATTATATTGATCCTGATACGAAGCTGAAAATGTTTGATTATGCTTTGATGGAATCTAAAGGTGGGGCTAAATATGATACTACTCAAATTATTAAAAATCTGCAACAAGATATTCATAGTGCTTTGTCTGTAGATGTTCTTCAACTTGGTAGTAACGGAAGCGGAAGCTTCTCTCTTGCGGAGACTAAAACATCTATTTTAGCATTAGTTGTAGATGCGAAATTAAAAGAAATTGCAAATACTCTAAATCAACATTTAGTAAGACTTATTTATGAAATGAATGGTTGGAGTTGTGAAAACCTTCCTAAATTTGTTTACGAAGATATTGAAGAAGTAGATTTAGATTCTTTGGGTGCTTTCTTACAACGTGTTAAGGCTGTAGGTCTGTTAGAAGTAGATAGACCAATTCTTAATAAAGTTAGAAAAGCTCTTGGAGTTACTCCTAAGCCAGATGATGAACCTGTTGATCAAGAAGCTCTAGGTAATGTTACCAGCAGATCAGGAGATTCATTCTCTACCAGCAGTGGTGGTTTAAATGGCACTTCGGATAATGTAGCAGAAAGGGATAATTCAATTGCAAACAAATCTAACGCTCCATGAGGAAATAAATGGCATTCGTTTATTGGATACACTTACCTGAACAAACTGACCTGACTTCTCAAGGGTACATTGGATTTACATCTAAGACAGTAGAAGAACGGTTTAAAGGTCATGTTAAAGAATCTCAAAGAAGTAGAAGTGACGGTCTAAAGTACCCTGTCTACAACGCAATCAGGAAATATAAAGATTCTTTAATTGTTACTACACTTTTAGAGGGTAGCGATGAGTATTGTCTAGAGGTAGAGAAAAAACTCAGACCAAACCCTAAAATAGGGTGGAATCTTACTACTGGCGGAAATGTTGGTAGACTATCTATTGAATTCTCAGAAGAAACCAGAGAAAAAATTTCAAAAGCTGGTAAAAAAAGAAAAATGTCTCCTGAAGCACGACAGAGACAATCTGAAAGGATGTTTGGTCATAAACTTTCCGAGGAATCTAAAAGAAAAATAGTAGAATCGAAAATAGGTGTTTGTAGATCAAAGTCTTCAGTTGATAAGCAACGAAACACACTTCAAACAGAACCTTGGAGAAATTCTCATGCAGATAAAAATATCTGGTACAACGCCGATAAGCTTTATTCTGCTTTTATTGAAAATCCAGAATTCGGAGCTATAAATTTTTCTAAGAAGGTTGGTATGAGCACTTCCAAAGTCGCAAGTATATTGAAAAAATTTAAAAATGGATGGGTTCCAACAGAAGACTCATTTTGGATAGCTTTTAAAAACAATCACAAGGAGGATGAATGTCAGTCCATCAATTATTAAAATTAACCCAATCTTTATACTCTAGACCACACTTAATAAATCAAACATCTTTCAACTTTATTTCTTCTTATTTGAACAACAGAAATTTAATGAAGCCTTCTGAGATGCCTGTTAAAAATGATGAAGAAGATTCTCCAGATGATATGGACGACTTTGATCCAGAGTCTGGGGTTGGAGTGATTGAGATTCAAGGAGCAATTTCGTATAAACCAATTTATGGTATGTGCGGGGAAGTCGGTTGCTCTTACACATCAATATTAGATAAAGCTGATGAACTAATCGAGTCAGGTGCTAAGATCATCATTTTAAATATAGATTCTGGTGGTGGTGAAGGGTATGGTTGTTTTGAAACAGCAAACGAACTCCGTAAAAAATGTGACGAAAACGAAGTAATTTTACTTGCTTACAATGACGGTCTTTGTGCATCCGCAGCTTACGGTCTTGCTTGTGTTGCAGACGAAGTTATTTCCAATCCTTATGCAGAAACAGGTTCTATTGGTGTACTTATTTGTCTCTGTAATGACTCTAAAGCATTAGAAGAAGAAGGTTATTCTCGGAGTTTTATATATGCCGGAAGTAACAAAGTCCCATATGATGAGACTGGTGGTTGGAAAGAGTCTTTCTTAAAAGACTTACAAACAAAAGTAGATTCGTTGTTTTTGGAGTTCGTATCTCATGTTAATCGTTATACAGGGATAGATGCTAAAACAATCAGAGGTTTTGAAGCATCAACTTTTCAAGCAAAAGATGCTTTAGATAATGGATTAGTCAATCAGATTATGACACGTTCACAATTTATTGATTATGTAGTGAGTAAATTAGATGTTATTAATAAAACTAAAGGGAGTATGTAAATGCTTAAAGGCATCATGAAATTAAATAAACAAGAGGGTGTCGATGTAGCAGCTCTTACTGCTGAACTGACATCTACAAAAGAAACTTTGGAAGCTTCTGTAGCAGAATTGTCTACTGCTCAAGAACAAATTGCAACTATGACTGCTCAGTATGAAGAAGCTGTTAAAGCTCTGGCTGAACTGAAGGATGTTAAAGCTGCAATGGAAAAAGAAGCTGAAGAAAAACGCATGTCTGCTCGTAAGCAGAAAATTGCAGCAGCAGTGGGCGATTCTAAAGTTGAATCTCTGATGGCTGCAACAATGTCCTTGTCTGATGAAGCATTCGATGAAGTAGTTGGTGCTATGTCTGCAAGTGTAGAAAAAGAATCTAAAACAGAAATGTTTGTAGAGAAAGGCGTAACTGCTGAAGTTGACGCTTCTAAAGTAGCAGGTGAAAAGGAAGAAGACCTCCTGACTAAAATGCTGCAAGAAAAATACCATACTAAATAAATCTTATTAAATAAAGGAAAATAAAATGGCAGTTATTGCAACCGAACAAACTCGTCTGTCTAATCTTATTAAAAAATATGACGACTTTGATAATCCAGAACTTTTTAATGATGTTGTTACTGTAAATGAAGCATCTGGTGTTACCTATAAAGTAGGTACTGTGCTTGGTAAAATTACCGCATCTGGTAAATATATTGTTTCTAAACAAGCTGCTTCTGACGGTAGCCAAAACCCTGTAGCAATCTTTATTGGTGATTCTGCTGGTCTTGCTCAAGATACAGCTATCGCTGCTGCTACTGATACCAAAGTGCTGGTGCTGTCTCGCGGTAAAGTAGTTGTTTCTAAAGATGCTCTGTTGCTGGATTCTAGCTTCTCTTCTCAACCACAAAAAGATGCAGCTTATGCTTCTCTGAAAGCAGTCGATATTCTGGTAGAAACTACTGTTTAATTTACAATAACAATAATATAAAGGAAAAATAAAATGATTATTCGTGATTTTGGTAATGCTTTTAATCTTGCCGACTATACCCGCGAAGTGAACATGATCCCTAATACATGGGGGACTATTAATAACTTGGGTATTTTTGAAGTCGAGCCAGTTGCAGAGCAAACCGTAACTTTCCAAGAAGTTGTTAAAGACTTTGGTATCATCGTTGACCGTGTACGTGGTGATCGTTCTAATGTAAATAAAGATTACACTCGTAAACTGCACTCTTTTGCTATTCCTCACTTCCCTCTGGATGATCAGATTCTGCCTAAAGATATTCAAGGTAAATCTGCTTATGAGCAATTGGGTGAAGCAGAACGTCTGGAATCTGTTCGTATGCGTAAAATGGAACGTATTCGTAACAGTCATGCAGTAACTCTGGAAAAAGCTCGTGCTCAACTGTTGACAGCAGGTACTGTATTTGCTCCTAACGGCACTGTATCTCAAAACTGGTTCACTGAATTTGGTGTTACTCAGACTACTGTTGACTTTGTTCTGGGTACACCTACTACTGAAGTTTCGGCTAAAGTAGAAGCTTGCGTTGCAGCAATCCAAGACAACGTTGGTATGATTAATTTCTCCGGTATCGTTGCTCTGTGTTCTCCAGTATTCTTTGCTAAACTGATCTCTCATGCAAACGTAAAAGCTGCATATCAGTATTACACTTCTACTCAAGAACCTCTGCGCCAACGTCTGGCTGCTGGTGGTAGTGTTACTGCAATGCACCGTGAATTCTACTACATGGGCGTTCGTTTCATCGAAATGCGTGACTCTTACGCTGGTACTCCACTGATCCCTTCTGGTGACGCAGTGTTTGTTCCAACTGGTACTGATGTATTCCGTACTTACTTTGCTCCAGCAGAACGTTTTGGTCTGGTTAATACTCTGGGTGAACAAGTTTACTACTTTGAGCAACAATCTGCAAACGGTACTGCTATTACAATCGAAACAGAGTCTAACTTTGTTAATGCTTGTATGAAACCTGCTCTGATTATTCGTGCTTATAGCTCCAACTAATCAGTTACAATATGGCAACCTCTGCTTTCGTGTGGAGGTTGCTTTTAGTATTTATAAGGAGGTAATATGATTGATCCTAGTACACCTGTCGGTAAACTGAGACTTGCTGTTGGTGATATTCAAGACCTACCTATTCTACCTGATACTGTTTATACTCAGACGCTTTCGGATAATGATAACAATATTAAACGATCTTCGCAAGTAGTTGCTGGATACATTGCAGGTGTTCTTTCTCAGAGAACAAAAGAAAAATTATCGTTCATTGAGATAAATGGATCAGATGTTTTTGATAACTATATGAAGTTCATCAAAGGTGTAATGACAAATCCATATATGTCTGGTGAATCCCCAATTCCTTATTCTGGAGGAGCTTCTACTAAGAATCCTTTAATTCAATTTCAAGAAGATTGGAATGCTGCGTATTCTGGAGAAACCGATTCTACTCGACTTCACAATATTGCATCGACTGTTGGAGGATTGTGATGAATCAATTTGACGGTGTAGTAGCTAGGATGATGGTTGCTTATGGAGGTAGTGCTTTGCTGCATATTGCAGGAGAAGGCGGTACATACACAGACGGTGAATATATTCCTAACCCTTCGTTTGATAAACCAGTAAAGATTATCTTAGATGAATACCCTCAATATTCTCTTGGTGAGAAATCTAACTTTGGTACTCTTGTGTTAGAAGGTGATAAACGTTGCTTAATGCAACCTATTCATAAAGCAAATACAAATGATCTTCCTTATGAAATTAAAGCAAACAAAGATACTTTAATTATTAATGGAACTGAATGGAAAATTGTAGGAATGAAGCAGATTAATCCTTCTGGAATGGACGCTATTATTTTTGAACTTCATATCAGAAAATGATATTGACAATTCAGAAAAATATCATATAATTCGGGACATTAAAGATATGGGACAATTTGCAGAAAGCATCAGGCTTAGTATAAATAAAATTCAAGAAGAGCTTGACAGAGAATTGAATAAATTAACTTTAGACACATTTAAAGACGTTATTCAAAACACTCCTTCTGGTTGGCAAGATTCTCCTTACGCTGAAGGTCTTTTGGTGAATAATTGGTTTCCTAAAGTAAAAGGTT